AACTGTGTTTAACTTGAATAAAGCTACCACAGTTAGTTTTGTGATACCCTACAGAGGGTCTGATAACTTCAAGGAGATGTTTACTGGCACTGAGAGTAGTGCAGTAGTATCAACGAGATATTGCGGACCCCCTGTTAGGATGACCATCAATAATATGGGTGCAGAAGCTTTAGATTTGATGATAAGTATAAGATGTGCAGATGACTTCCAACTTTTTGGTTATAAAGGAACCCCTAACGGAGTTTTACCTACACCATTACCACTTGGAAAGTCACTCATGTCCCCTGTACTGTCAATGAATCGATTGCTGATTTCGTCTGTATTTTTCAGCGCATGGCAACAACTGTCTGATGAAACTCGAGCTGCTATACCACTGGAGAAGATCGCATATTACGCTAAACACGTAAATGCAAGAACACAAGCTCAACAACATGGAGTTATGGTGGGAGATGCGGTTACCTGGCAAGAAGAGTTGGAGGAAAGAATGAGAGTTGGACAAATGGATAACGAATCGGAATTCACCCCTGGACGAACACACTACGCAGAAGTAGTCTTGCGCACTGATGTATACCAATGTTACATAGTGAACAAGGAAGCTTTTGTTGATGGAATCACCTCCTTGATCCAAACGATTTACGAAAATCCAAGCAATTGGCCTTACGTAGATTATGTGAGAAATTCTCGCTGGGTTTTACCAGAGAGTGTTTGGAAGAAGGCAGAGAATATCTACGAAGCATCTGGACGTTTGTTGCCCCCTTTGGCTAAAACCTTGAGGAGCGACATTATCCGGGCACTTGGTATGATAGGCTTTGCAGAAGGATCCCTTTCACCGTTTCATAAAAGAACAATGGAACAAGCTGTTTTGTACTTGAAAGGAGGAATTGACGTGGTGAGCGCTAAAGTAGCAGCCTCGAACTTGATAGATCGGGATGCTAATGCTCTCTACAAATTCTTTCCCGCAATACCGACAGCAGGTGAGTTGGCTAGTTATGGAACACTGGTGGTTGCAGCCCAAAAGATTGAGTCAGCACTATCCTTGCAATTATCCGGAAAAATTACCGAGCGGGATCTGTTTACAGAATTCAAACGGTTATTACCAGATATCAAGGAAGCTGATGACATTCAAGGAGTGCTTGACATCGCACGAAGAACCATTGAAGTGAAGAATATGGCTAGCCTGGGAGAACGATTGACACGTTTTAGTGTCGAAGCACCGGAGATGACTTTGCCCACTGAAGAAGAACTCATGAGGGAAGGGCAAATGGACCGTGAAGGCGAAATTTTCGGACTTGGGAAAATAAAGAAAACTTTTCAAAAAGTATCCAATACAACGGAGAAAATTGATCATTTGGCGGACACGTCGAAATCTTTGTTGACTAAGCTCGGAGATTGGATGGATGAAGCGGCATCCAAAGGAGTGAAAGGTGTAGTGTCAGAAGTAGCAAGCGGAGTTGCTGACACTGTTAACCTTGAAGGGAATGGAAGATTTATTTCTTCTAGACTTTTCGAAATTCTACAACTCATGGCTGGAGGCGAGAAACATCGGTTTAATAACCTGGTGAGTTTGATATCACATACCTTAATTGATTGTGGTTTGAACTTGTCCATGTTGATGGCCGCTTTGAGAAAAGACGAAGTATCGGTCGGCATAACCACCACAGACCGAATTGGAGAGAGTGAAATGGAGCCACTCTCGGCGTTATTACCCTTAATTGTGCTGGGTATAGGTACTATAGTCTTGAAGCGAGGACCATCCTCCAAGGAACAGAATGATTGTCTCTCACACCTCCGAAATGTGCTGGGTATTGGTGCTGCCACTTTCTCTCTCATGAGAGGATTTGATTGGATCTTACCTAAGCTCAAAGACTCCGTTTTAGGAGTTGCAACCTACTTTGGACTGGAATACGACCCTTCTCTGAGAGCAGCAAAGAAACTTGAAGAGAAATTCCCACAAATTACGAATTGGCTTAAATTGACTGGAGCTTTGGAAAAGGAAACGTCTATACATATTGGAATCACTGATGATGAATATTGGCATTTGGTACTAACACTATCAAAAATTGGACAGGAATTGGAATCAGACCTTTTGATTACTGGATTGGAACCAAAATTGTTGGTTACTATCACTAAGCGAAATGAGTTACTTCGTGGGATTAGAGATGGTATCCAGATCGGTAAGAAAGTGCTTAAACACAGAATAACACCATTCTGTATGGCATTCTTCGGAAGGTCAGAAGTTGGGAAGTCTGCAGTTGCCCACGCTATAATTTACAATTTAGCTAAGCGACTTAAGATTCCCCCACTCCAGAGGGCTTATTACCGGTCGAAAACGGACCATTGGGATGGATACAACGGACAATGGGCTACTGGAAGAGACGACTTTGGCCAGGATACTAGTGATGAAGATTATACTGAGTTCATTAACTTGGTTAGTCCAACAACTTTTGTCTTGCCTATGGCTGATCTGCACTCTAAAGGTACTCCATTTTCATCTGATGTGTTTTTCTACACGACTAACACTCCTTACCCAAAACCTAAAACAAT